AAGCTCGGTGGTACCGTAGCTGCCTCTGACAAACTAGATGTGTATGGTGAAGTATCATTCATTACTGATGAAGATACAGACAACGCATACGGCACCAAAATAGGTGCTAAATATAATTTCTAAATGAAGTACTTAGAGAGCCCATGGATGATAGCATTCCTACTCCTTGGGTTCTTTATTTTTATAGAAGGTCTACACATGACTGAACATCAGCATTGTAGATCCTGCCCACCATGCCAATTGGAGGAATACTAATGGCACAACAAAGCACCGCCGGAATGAGAGCCGGACCCTCTGCTTATTCACTAGATAGCAGAGACGACAGGCATGTCGATACCAGCCCAAGTGATCTACAACCACCTGGAGTTGATGAAGAAAAAGAACCCCAATCATTAGAGGAAGCTCTAACAGGTTGAGGCGGGAGAGAGGCACCTCAGAGTCGGACCTCTCTTTCATTGGCTTTGGCCCGATACGTCGGATACCCTTAGCCGTCTAGACGGTGGGAAAGACCACAACGATTACAAATAGCGCAAAAAATTTCAGCTGAGAACGTACATATAAAAAACTAATTATAGAAAATGGCTGTTTCACAACAGAATTCAACCACCACTACCAATCTTACCTGGAGTGGTGCCGATAACGGCGCGGCGACAACAACTGATGCTCGCCGTAAATTATATTTGAAACTATTTTCTGGAGAATTGTTTAAAGGATTCCAACGCAATACAATTGCAAGGGATCTAATCACAAAACGTACCCTAACTAATGGACGCTCATTGCAGTTCATCTTCACAGGTCGTACGAAGAGTGAGTTCCATATTCCAGGAAACAGTATACTGGGTAACACTGACGGTGCGCCCCCAGTAGCAGAGGTTACCATCGAGTGTGATGACCTCTTGATCTCCTCAGCGTTCGTTTACGAATTAGATGAGACACTTGCGCACTACGATTTGAGGGGAGAAATTTCCCGTAAGATCGGTTATGCTCTAGCAGAGAACTATGACCGTCGTATCTTCCGTGCGATCACAAAGGCAGCTCGTTCAGCTGGCCCAATCACGAAGGCAAACTTCATTGAGCCAGGCGGAACACAGATTCAAGTCGGATCTGCTACCAACAGTGGTGCTGAAGCTTACGATGCAGGCAAGCTAGTGACAGCATTCTACGATGCCGCTGCAGCTCTCGATGAAAAGGGAGTTGGATCTGACGGTCGTGTAGCTGTACTAAACCCAAGACAGTACTATTCATTGATTAATGATGTATCGTCTGGTGTAATTTCTAACGGACTTATTAACCGTGACGTACAAGGTACAGCCTTGCAGTCAGGTCAGGGAGTTGTAGAGATTGCTGGTATCAAAGTTCACAAGTCGATGAACATTCCGTTCTTCGGTAAGTTTGGTACTAAGTATGGAACTGCATCTGCCACTGCTCCTGGTACAACTGATCCTGGTAACACAGGTTCATTTGTCAATGAGTCAATGGGTGATCAACAAGAAATTGGTGTTCCAACAGCTAATGCAAGTGCAAACGAAGGACAAAGAACCGTTAACGATTACGGTGAAGAGTCTAAGTTTGACCATAGCTGTGGCTTGATCTTCCAGAAAGAAGCCGTAGGTTGCGTGGAAGCAATCGGACCTCAGGTTCAAGTTACTTCAGGTGATGTGTCCGTGATTTATCAGGGAGACGTGATTTTAGGTAGGTTGGCAATGGGAGCCGCTCCTCTTAACCCAGCTGCTGCTGTAGAATTAGTTTGTGGTAAGGCTGCCCTATCCGGCAATAACGCTGCATTCTAACTATATATTTATTCACATAAAAGGGGGGTTCTCACGACTCCCTTTTTTTTATTCACAAAAATTTATACCTATGCCTTTTCCAACCACTAACGCTACACAGGAGCTACCTGCCATAAACCAGATCTTGGCGTCATGTGGTCAGGCCCCTGTTACCACCCTCGATCAAACCAACCCGGAAGTTGCGATTGCTTATGAAACCTTGCTCCAAGTTTCACGAGAAGTACAGGGTGAAGGATGGACTTTCAATAAAGAAGCTCACTATTCACTAACACCTAATGTAGATGAATATATTTTAATACCAAATAATATACTACAAATAACACTTACAGATAATTCAGCAAACCATGATCACGATGGAGTACGTAGATCTGGTCAATACACTCGTAAGTCTAAGAGTTTTAATATTACTAATAATGGAGGAGGTGGAGGCACCGACGGCACACTAACTGGTATCGCTACTTCAAATAATAATGCTGGTAGCGGCCTTACAGTTATCCTAACAATTAAAAATAACGTAGTCGATAAAATACAACCAGATGTTGTTGGATTAAATTATGTAAAAGGTGATATCATTACTATCGATAAAGCACTATCTGGAACTACTGTTAACGTAGTTGCTACGATATCAGAAACTAGTCCTGTAACAGCACCAATGTTATATGACAGGCACAACCATACATATAAATGGGGTACTGATAGTATTGATGTAGATATTACTTGGTTGTATGACTGGGTAGATATACCTGGACCTATTCAAGATTTTATCACAGCTCGAGCAGCAGCTCTTGTGTCTAGTAGAATTGTAGGTGACCCAAATCAATACCAAGCTTTACAACAACATGAAGCTTATACTCGTACTGTAGCTGTAGAGTATGAGACTAACCAAGGTGAGTATACATTCTTTGGAACACCCCCAGGGCAATTAGATTCTTACACTAGCTATAAACCTTACCAAGTTCTTCAAAGATAATGCCAGCAGTAACTCAACGAATTGACAACTATCTTGGTGGAGTATCTAAACAATCAGACGATAAAAAAATCCCCGGTCAAGTACGTGAGTGTCTTAACGCTTATCCTGATCCAACATTTGGATTAACAAAACGACCTGGTTTTAAATGGATTAAAAATTTAGGTACTGGAACCACATATGATTCATCTAAATGGTTTTATATAGCCAGAGATGATGATGAGAAATATGTAGGATGTATTACTCCTGCAACTAGACCAACTATAACTGTTACTGGAAACGGTACGAGTGGTGCTAAAAATAAATATAACCTTGCTACTACAACTAGTGGTTCAGGTTCAGGTATGACCGTGAACCTTACTGCTGTTGGTGGTGTAGTCACTGCAATAGCAATGAACTTACCAGGCACAGGTTATGCAGCAAATGATACTATTACTGTTGCAGCAGCGACAGCAGGTACAGGAGCAAATGTTACCGGTACACTATCAAGTGCAGTTACTTTAGGAGATATAGATATATGGAATGCTCAAACAGGTGCAGTTTGCGATGTTACTTATGGCACAGCTACAGACCAAAGATATCTAACAGGAGCTCGTAAAAATTACGATGTACTTACTGTACAAGATACCACTATAATAACAAATAAATTAGTATCAACTGCTACTATAGCTGATCCTGCTTTTGTCAGTAAAACTCGAGCTACTTTAGTATTAAGTGGAGCTGCTATTGCTACTGAAACTTATTCAGTTACAATTAATAGTACCACCATTACCCCAGTTACTGTACAAACTAATGATGATTACGATGATATTCTTGGAGATTTAAAAACTGCAATCCTTGCGCTGAATATCACAGGTCTTACTGCAGAGATATATAATGATACGATTGAACTATCACGTGTAGTAAGTGGTACTAGAACAGCCTTTACTATAAGCTCTAAAGGTGGTCCTGATAATAGTAAATTAAAGGTCTTCCAAGATCAAGTTGATAACGTATCTCAGCTACCAACCCAGTCATTCCATGACCATATAGTTAAAGTTATCAATACATCATCTACTGATGATACATATTTCGCTAAATTTGTAGCAGATGATGGTGTATCAGGTACAGGTTTCTGGCAAGAGACTTTAGATCCTAGTAAATCAACCGGCTTAGAAGCTAATACTATGCCGCATGAGTTGATTAACCCAGCTTTAAATAAGTTTATATTCCGTGAAGTTACTTGGGTAGCGCGTAAAGTAGGTGATGATGATACTAACTCACATCCAAGCTTTGTCGGGTTCCCAATACAACACGCATTTTTTTATAATAATAGACTCGGATTCTTATCAGAAGATAATGTATCAATGAGTCAGTCCAAAGATTTTTATAATTTTTATCATACTTCTGCACAGACAATAACGGATTCTGATCCAGTTGATTTAAGTTGTTCAACAATTCGACCAGCAGCTTTACACGCTGTGATTCCTACGACTCAGGGTTTAGTACTCTTCAGTAAGAATCAGCAGTTTATGCTTACATCTGCTAATGGAATTTTAACACCAACTACAACTACTATCCAAACTATCTCTAACTATGAAGTAGATACAGAAATTAGCCCTGTTGATATGGGTAATAATCTTAATTTCTTAAGCAAGACTCCTAGCTATACTAGAATATTCGGAATGGTCACACGTGGCCAAGACGAGAACCCTCAGGTTTTAGACATTGGAAGAGTGATTAATGAGTGGATACCAGAAACAGTGGATACGTTCGTTGCTTCTCCACAAAATCAATTCCTAGCAATGTCTGATCAGACTTCTAGAAAAGTATATTTCTATCGTTTATATAATGATGGAGAAAAAAATATTGTAGAAGCATGGTTTAATTGGGAACTTCCCGGTACTGTACAAACGATTGCTGTTGATCAGGATTCGTTTTTTGCAGTTACAAAGCAAGGGAACCAATTTACATTAAGTAAAGCAAGTATGAGTCAAAGTCCTCTTGACGCTATCATTGTAAATAATGATGGTCAAAAGGTTAACCCTTGTATAGATTTATATGCAAAAGCATCTTCTGTTAAGTATCAAGGTGTAGAAACTCTTACAGTAACAGCAGGAGGAAGTGGGTATACATCCGCACCTACCGTAACTATTACTGGATCTGGTACTGGACCAGGAAGTGGTACACCAGGAAGTGGTGCAACTGCAACTGCTACAGTCTCAGGAGGTGCTGTCACAGCTCTCACATTGACTAACGGTGGAAGTGGTTATAAGAATGGTGCTGTTATTTCTTTCAGTGGAGGAGGAGGTAGTAGTGCAACTGCTACAGCTTCTATATTTGAAGGTTCAAAGTGCTATATAGAATATGAAAACGATACAACATTAACACCAGTTATATTAATTGCTGGTGACGTTTCAGGTGGAAGTTACGTTGAATCAGGTTTCACTATTACTCCTGAGATAAGTTCAGACGGAGCAGGTTCTTATTTAAAAGTACCTAGTAATGATTTCTCTAGTGTTGCTGCTAATGTGTACACTGGATGGAAGTATGATCTTGATATAATTTTACCTAGAACATACTTCAGAGGTGATGAAAATATGAAACGTACAGATTTCACCGCTGCATTAACTGTATCAAGGATGAAATTTGCTTGTGGGTTGTCTGGTGTAATGGGCTTTAAACTTAAGTCTACAGGTAGATTACAAGGCTCTAAATCATATAGAGGTGATGGGTCAACTACAGACTTTAACTGGATAGAAGAAGATATATCATATGTAGATAGAGATCAAATAAAAGTAAAGATAAATAACGTTGTAAAACAATCAACTGATTTTACATTCTTAAGTGATACATCAATTAGAATGGGTACAGCCCCAAAAGATGGGGAAACCTTATTAATATATATTGATGAGTGGTATAACTTAAATCCCACAGCTATAGCTAATACTTACTTAGCTAGTGATATAGCACTTGCTGAGCAATCAGTATTTACTATACCAATACATCAAAAAAATACTAACTTTCAACTGAGAGTGTTTAATGACTCACCATTTCCGGTATCTTTAAACTCAATGATGTGGGAAGGAAATTATTCACCACAATTCTATAGGAGGAGATAATTATGGCAGCATGGTGGGCAGCAGGTAGTGCGGTAGTCGGTATCGGTTCTTCCATACTAGGCGGAAACGCAGCCAAGAGACAAGCTGATAAAGCAGCCAAAGCAGCTAATGAAGCCAGAGCAGCTCAGTATGGTTATGATCTTGAACGATACTTTATGGATCGTTCGAAACTTCAGTCAGATCATGCGACGGCAGTTGAAGGAGTTTTAATTGCTCAACGTAATGATCAACGAGTAGCTAACTTTTCTGATGCTGAACGAGCAGCTAGATATAATTATGATTTACAGATAAGGAATGCTGAGCAGAAATCATTAAACGAGCAATATATAAGATCAGATCAGTTATATAATGAACAGTTAAAATTTAATTATTTATCTGAACGCTCTGCCATGGGTGGAGAGTACAGAAAATTAAAAGATATTTATACTGAAGACGCTTTTGCACGAAATGAGGCTTATATAGAATCGATAGTCCTTGAAGGTCAAGCAAGAGCTAAAGGAGGGTTTGGACGTAGTGCTGCTAAACAAGCTCAGGCTATGAATGCAGCAGACGGTAGAGTTGATGCACAACTTGCAGAATCCATGACTAGTTCCAGACGGAATACTAGAGCAGTTTTAAAAGATATTATTAGAGATAGGAAAGGCGCTGATTTAGCTGCTTATGCACAGAAAATGCTAGATCCTGGTGAACTGCCAATGCCTATTGTACCTTATAGAACTGTACGTGCTGAGTTCCAATTACCACGAGAACTACAACGATTTGATTTTGGTCCACAACCTATTATGGGTGCAAGGGCTGTATCAAGTATTAGTTCTGGTCAAGTATGGGCTGGAGTAGCTGGCGCAGCCGCTGCTGGATTAGGAGCTATCGCTGCTACGGGTTCAGGACCAAATAATAAGGTCACATTCTGATAACACAAAACACAAATTTAAACAATGGGACAATCTCGTTATAAAAGAGGTACTACATCCACACGTGGATTCAAAGGTATCGATGCGGGTATTGCGTCTTTACATCGTTTAAAAGAGAGGGATGACCAAATCATACGTGGTATGGAAAACCTTCGCCGCTCAGCTTTAGAGGCTGGTAAAGAGGCAATAGACGATTTAAAGAACAAGCAACGCACAGAAGAAAAAAACAGAAGGGTCCAGCCAGAGTTAGATGATAAAATCTATCGAACCCAAACTCTGGCAATGGAGCGTAATGACAGAAGGCGTGCACAAGATGCTAAAACTGTCATTAATAATCACCTAACAAAAGCTGAACAATATAAAGATATCAGCGAAACTATAACTAAAGCAGCAATGCAGGGTATACCTGCCGCTGCTTCGGTTGTTGAATCAATTAGGTATAAGCAAGCAAGAGATAACATAGCAGATCCTCGTAAGCCAAGTCAAGCAGTAAATGATTCAGTTTCTGAAATAATAGCAACTAATAACCAGGTAAATGCTAATCTAGATGCTATTGATTCTGACTCTAAAGATCCTCTAACGAACCTTAGCGCGATTCATAAGTCTTCAATGTCTAAAGACATTGCTAATGCTTATAGTTATAGAGAGGCTGCAGAAAGATTAGCAAGAGACTACCCACACTTAGTACAAGCAACTCTTGATAAGTTATACACTACTCTTGACGATCAAGGCAAGCCGATATTAGATCAAACTGACTCAGAACGTATAGCAGAGCTTTTGCCTTTGATTTCAATGAGTTTACAAAATCAATATGGATTAGGTAATGCTGCTAATGGCCGATTACAATCGGTATACAGAAAACAACTTCAAGTTGAAGAACTTATATTAACAACATCTAGGAATGAATATTTAAAACAAAAAACTAAAAGGAATTGGAACACAATTAACTCGAATTTTGAAAAAAAAGATCCGAGTACCTTGACAACTAATGATCTTAATTCATGGGCAACTTCGTTTTTAAATTGGCGTACAGATACCCCTAACCGAAATGGAATACCTGCTGTTCAGACACCAGCTGATCTTAGGAACCATATTGAAGAGGAGCTTAAAAAGCCTCAATCATATTGGGCTAGAAATTGGCATATATTGAAAGAGAAAAAGTGGTTATTTGGCCACCCCTCTGACAGTAAAAAACCAATAACTTATGAGGAATTGATGAAATTCCGAGAAGAAGAAATAAATAAGGCGTATGTTGAAAACGTTAATAAAGATGCAGATGAAGCTGCTGAAGACACAAAGCAGGTGCAATCAGCATTATTACAAACATTTAAAAGTGAAGTAGAAAGTATTGACTACCTTAGACTAATGCCTGGCTCTCCAGAACTGGAAGCTCATCAGCAAAGTCTGATCATGCAGCTCAAAAAAAACAAAGCTAATAAACAAACTATAGCAGCTGCAGAAGCAATGTTTATAACTACTTCTGGAGAAAGACATGATGTCCCTGTGCAAACTCAACAATTCCAGACAGATATAGATAACGGCCTTGTAACAAGTATATATGATATACCGGGTAATTTACTAATTGATAAGAGTTATAAACGTAAAGCTGAAGGTAGTGTTGTTTTTAGTGAATTAGAACCATTTGGAGACAAAATAGAGAAAAGAGTTGAGGGACTATTATTCACTAATTTAGGCCAAGAAATTACAGCTGATAATATACCTAGAAATCATCCAGCAATTCCTGAATCTACTACAGCTTTTGTACGAGCAGTTAGAAAAGATTTCATAGCTAATTACAATCCTGAGACAGGCCTTTCGCCCATAGATCAATATAAAGCTTCAGAAGATAAAATTTATTCTCAACTGGAAGCCGGAACACTACCTGGATTTCAGAAAGATTCTTCAGGAAACATTGCGACATTTCCACAATTTGATCCAACTCACAAAGCTTATGCAGTAAAACAACTAGATCTGGAGGAAGTAACTCCTGAATATCTTACTGAAATTACTGCTGGAAAAAGAAATCCTTTTCTTGATCAAGTTATACCAGATCATAAACTTCAAGAATTAATCAACATAGCAGCTTCTGGTGGTATGGTAAGATATGGCGAAACTATTAATAAAGTGGCTGACGCCGCTGGAGTATTACCAAGTCATTTATTAACAGAATGGGTGAGTAGAAATCCAAACATCACAGATAAATATAATTTCCCTCCTAATGCTGTGGAATTGATACGTCAAGAAGCTAAAAATGCTGGTGTAAAATCTTATAGTTTGCATAGATTCAATAGCAGACTAAATAGAATTTCTACAGCAATCAAGGGTGTGGCAGGAATTGGTATTACTAATGGAAGTATAAGTGGGCCTGATGCTTTGCTATACACCTCTGACTCTAACCAAGCTGCTGTAGCGATGGAAGAAACTGTTAATGAAAACTATTTAAATTTAGTTCCGCCAAAACTTGCCTCACTGCTTGTATCAGATCCAGACATAAAAAGAAATATTAAAGCAGATGGAAGCGTAGTTGCAGGTACAAATATCAGAGTTGTAAATGCAAAAAAAGATGGCAGCGCTACTATAGTTTGGACTGATAAAAATAATCAAAGACGTATCTTTATCCTTGACCCAGGTAGTTATGATAATAACACTAAAAAATTCCCAGGTATTCCTGCTTTATTTCAGATGATGGATAAAGAATCATGGCGTGTAACAGATACAACTGGTAATAAACGTGTTGGTAAAGTCTTAGATTACGATGATCCTAATAAAGACCCACTTGAACGAGTAATCGTACCACCTGTTAAAACAGAAGAGGATGACAAATGAATGATGACGAATTAGAAGTTAATCCGGTAGACGAAGCTAAACAGCTGAGTATGCAGGAATTGCTTATGCAGAGAGGTGTACAACCTCAGCCAGAGACAGAGGCCCAACCTTCTCAACCTCAACCATCTGCTCAACCTCAACAACCTGTACAAACAGAAACACCTCAACAACCAGAGGAAGTACCTCAATATCAGAAAGGATTGATGGCAATGCCGTCGGAACGTGATCCTGATATGACTCATTTCCAAAACGCTATTACAGATATTGTAGATCCTTTTGGTCAGATGACAGCCGAAGACCGTCGTAATGCTAGTGAAGCAATGATGGCACCAATTATGGCGTTGCCAGATTTTGCTATGGATGCAGTCGGTATGATCGGTCCTATGGGTGATTATTTAGATGATAAATGGGATGAAACAACTAAATTTCAAAACCCTCATTTACAGAAAGCTAGAGGCGCTCTATCAGTTATTATACCAAGTTTACTTGGTTTTGCAGGAGTTAATGCTAGAGTACAAGGTGCTAGGTTAACTGGTTTAACTAAAGGCTTAGCTACAATTGGTGGTAACGCTGCTGTTGATACAGCAATTATAGGTATAAGTGATGAAGGTGAAGAAGATAATTTAATGCGTACCCTGGCTGACTCTTTCCCTAATACATGGGGACCGACTGGTCGTATACCTATTCCAGAGAAATGGAAAACTATGGAAGGTATGACACCTGAGCAAAAGAGAGAGATGAATATGTGGGAGAATGGTTTATTCTCCGTAGTAGGTGATGTACTAGGTTATGCGATATTAGCTGGTAAACCAGTTATGAAATGGTTCCAACCATTAAATGATCAAGCTAAGAACTTCAAAGCTAATAAAATTATAGACAGTGCAGACAATGAAACCTATGTGTCTCTTGCAAAGATTGATGAAGCACTAGCTAAAAATCCTTCTAAAGCTGAGATTAAAGTTTTAAAAGCTGAGAAAGAGAAACTAGTAAAACAATTAGAAGATACTGGTGCTACTGATGCTACTGAGAATGCTTTAAATTCTCATGTTGAAAATAACCAACTTTCACGTGAAATTCAAACAGAACAAATAGCAGCACGTAAGTTAGAGGAATCTGGTGGTAATATTGCTTATGATCCTGATGTACATATCAAAGCAGCAGATGAGTCTCAATATGCTCGTCAAAGTATTGAAACAGCAAATGTTCAAAAGAACATGCTGGATGTAGCATCTAATAAAGCAGGACATTCTGCAGGTGATAATGCACACCTTATATCAGATAATATGCTCCATAAAGGTTATAGAGCTGGAGGATCGTCTCGTAATGCTGTAATGGGTGTTGCAGCTCAGGCTGAAGAAGCTGGTGACTGGAAGGGTGTTATGAAAGGTTTTAGGTATACTAAAGCCAATATGGATGAAGCTGCCTGGCGAGTCTACCGTGATATTATTTTAGCTGGTAGTGTAGCAGATACTAAGAAATTATTCTTAAATAATGAAGACTTTGCTAAACTTGTTAAAGGTGCTGCTAAATCAGGTTCGAAAATAGAAGCAGCTAAAAGGACAGCAGTTGAGCAAAGAGCTATGGCTTTTGCACTTAGAGATTTAGTTGATAAGTTTTTAGGTAGAGATATCGCTCTCTCATCTGCTAGAGTAATGGACACTCTTGGTAGAGAAGTTACTACTGCAGCTGAAGCTATGCTAAAACATGGAGAAGAAGCTGTAGATCCTACACGCAACATGACTCTTATCCTTGATAAGATGGAGTTCTTGATGCAAGAGTATGGACTTAACAAATACATCTCTGGTTGGCAACTTCAAAACGAAAACTGGATAAAACAAATAGCAGATAGCCCTAATCCTGCTGAAATCATTGCAAAATATACTGATGATTTTGAAGCTGGGATGACCAAAAAGGCCATGGAAGCTAGACAATATCGCCAAACTTTAGAAGAAATCCAAAGAGTAGAACCTTCTTTATTAAAACCTTTTGTTGAAGTATTCTCATTAAGCAATGGTGATGTAGCTACACTCGCTGCTCTACATGAATGGGGTAGAAAGAAAGTTACATGGAAAGGTTTAATCAAGAGCCCTGACAAGACTGAATTAAATTTCATGATGAAAGGGATGAAAGCAGTTAGATTTAATAATGTTCTATCTGGATTAGCAGCTTTAAATGCCTTAAAAGGTGCTGCAGGACAGATGATAGTTAAACCTATGTCAGCAATAGCTGCTACTGGTTTACAATCTATACTTAGAATGGATGTAGAACCTATTAGAAAAACTCTCTATTACTATAGTGGAGTCTATGAAACTAATAGACGTGCTATGGTTGATGGTTGGAACATGATTAAAAAAGTCAATCATGATCCAGAGTCTATGATTAAAGCTTTCCGTAAAGATTATATAATTAAAGATGATAAATCTTGGACTAGTTTAGATGCTTTAGCTAAGGTATGGGAGAAGGAAGGTAATACAGGAATGCTTACCCAATATAACATTGCTAAAAACTTACATGATATGAGTAAGGCTAGGTGGATGCGTTATGGTATGACAGCTATGACGGGCATTGACCAGTATACAAATACTATGGGTAAGACTTATGTCAGCCGTTATAGAGCTTTAAATGAAGTTTATAGTAAGCATGGTTTCACACGTCCTGATTTACTTAAAAAAGCAGAGAAGAAAAATGCTTTAGCAATGGTTGGTGCTGATGGAACTATCACTGACGATGCTTTAAAAGCCTGGTCTGGTGAAGTTGCGCTGAACCTTGATGATTCAATAGCAACAAACATTAATAAGTTTACTACTGAATTCCCTATAGCCACTGGTTTATTTATGTTCCCTAGAACAGGAATGAACTGGGTAAAGAATGCATCTTCTTATATACCATTTACAGATAAAGTAATACCTGGCATCGGTAAGTATAATAAGATACTTAGTGCAGGCGATGATCCTAAATTAATATCTGAAGCTTTAGGACTACATGGCATTAATATGGATTCAACTCCTGATGCTATGCTTATTTATAAGATGCTTCAAGAGGAATACAGAGCTAGACATGTTTGGTCTACAATGCTAGTCGGATCCTTATGGGGATACGCTGCAACTGGTAATATACGTGGTAATGGTAATTATAACCATTCTCAACGTAAGAAGGAAAGAGATCAATTTAATTATGAAAGTAAAACTATTAAACTACCAGGAACTAATAAATGGGTTAGTTTCAAAGGTATACCTGGTGTAGATCCTATACTAAGTATACTAGGTGATATAGGTTACTATATGAATGATATATCTCAACCTATGCTAGAAGATTGGCAGCGTAAATTAGCTTGGACTGTTTCCGCTACTTTCCTTAATGAGACTCCATTAGCAGGTTTAGAACCTTTAGTTGCTCTTGGTAATGGTGATATAACTTGGTTCAGTCGTTATGTATCTAACGAAGCTAGAAGTTATATACCTTTATCTGGTGCTGGAGGCGTCATAGCGAATGGTATTGATTCAGCCCAAAAAGATATCCATGATGATGTACGTAAATATATACAAAATAGGATACCTATTGCTAAGAATTTCCTACCAAATCATATTGATATTTGGACTGGTGACCCATTAAATGATATTGATAATCCATTACTAAGAGGACTTAACGCACTAAATCCTTTTAAAGTTAGTGATGGTGGTGAACCTTGGAGAATCTGGTTACATGAAACTGGTTGGTCTGGTACAAACTTACTTAGAAGAGATTCAACTGGTAACTATGAATACAGTGCAGAAGAAAGGGAAATAATAAATACTTATATTGGTGATCAAAAACTTTACAAGCAAGTTGAAAAGTTAATGAAAAATCCAAGATGGCAAAAGGAGTTAGATGTAATAAGAGCACTACGTTGGAGTGGTAAATCTTACACTAGGGTTCAAATAGAAGAATCCAAATTGCCATTATATAAAATATTAAATAAAATAGTAAGAGATGGTCTGAAAAAAGCAGAAGCTAGGATGCAACAGGAAAATCCTGCAATATATGCATCAATGATGAATCAACGTAGAATTAACGATGCCTTGAGGAAAGGTAAAGTTAATGAAGCTGTTGAGATGGCAGATAAAGATGAATCACAATTTAAAAAAATCGAAGGCGTACTACAATACAATTCTCCTAACTAACCGTTATGGCTACAACTCAAAACGACTATATAGGTAATAATTCTAAAACGAATTATACCTTTACATTTCCATATTTAAAAGAGACTGACATTAAAGTTCAGCTCGACGCCACCGACCACTTTGATTGGCATCTCGCCAACGCGACAACCGTAGCATTTGATACAGCGCCAGGCCAGAATGTTAAGATAAAAATATATCGTGAAACAGATACTGATACAGCTCCTGGTACTTTTTACGCAGGATCAGCAATCAAATCTGAAGATTTAAACGATAACTTCACACAATCTCTATACGCTGCTCAAGAGATTAATGCTCGCTACATGAGCAACTTAGGTGGTACAATGACTGGCGACCTTACCATGGGTGAGGATGCGTCTGTTATATTTGAAGGTGCTACTGATGACAATTATGAGACTACTCTTACTGTTGCTGATCCTACAGCTGACCGTATTATTACCTTACCTAACGTTACAGGTACGGTAATAACGACTGGTGATACAGGTACAGTTACATCAACGATGTTAACTGACGGCACTATTGTTAATGCTGATGTCAATGCAAGTGCAGCAATAGCTCAATCTAAATTAAACATTGCTAATGCTACAACATCTGCAGCTGGCTATCAGTCTGCAGCAGATAAGACAAAACTAGATGGCATTGAAACTGCAGCTACAGCTGATCAAACTAACGCTGAAATAAGAGCAGCCGTTGAAGCTGCAACTGATAGTAATGTATTCACTGATGCAGATCATACTAAATTAAACGGTATAGAAGCTAGTGCTACTGCTGATCAAAGTAATGCTGAGATAAGGACTGCAGTTGAAGCAGCTACTGATTCGAATGTCTTTACTGATGCTGATCATACAAAACTAAATGGGATTGCAGCTTCTGCTAATAACTATTCTATATCAGCTGACTTACTAGATGAAGATGACTTTGCTACAGATAGTGCAACAAAAGTCCCTTCACAACAGTCTGCTAAAGCTTATATTGGAACTTATGCTCAACCTAAAGACGCAGATCTAACAACGCTTGCTGGTATGCAGTCAGGTACTGCTTCTATTTTAGCGGGTGGTACAGCTCTTACCTCTACTCTTAGCGAACTTAACTTACTAGATGGTAAAAGCATTGTCACGACAATTAGCAGCCCTACTGATGTTCAGATTCCTACAGCTCAAGCTGTCGAAGAAAGAATTGAATCATTAGTAACAGATGTAGGTGGTTTTAGACCTATAGCTAATGAGACTAGCTTCCCTGCTACTAACCCAGACCCTGAAGATAATGCAGGTACTATAGTTAGTATTAAAGCATTAGCTGGTAATATTACTTCTAATGGCAGTGGTGTAGTAACAATTGCTAACGGTGCTGGAACAGGTAATACTGTTACTATCAATGGTTTCGCCAATAACGATACTATTGAAGCTGGTAAAGGGCTATTAGTAGAGACAACATCTACACTACATACCTATACTTTCCACAGAGAGACTTTAGCACCTGCAGATGTTGCTAGTGCATCAGCACTTGTATCTGACTTTAATGATAGGTACCAAGTAGCTGGTAGTGCTCCTAGTACTCATCCAGACGGTTCTGCATTAACAGATGGAGACCTGTGGTTTAATACTTCAGCTAATGTAATGAATGTGTATGATCTAGGTAATACTAGTTATGCGCCTGTTACGTCAGTTGGAGATTATAAATTACTTACTATTTTAGATACTGATGGTTCTGTTTTTGATGGAGCTAATCAGTCATTTAATTTGAAAGATGGTAGTAATGCTGCAGTTGTAACATCAGCTGGACAACTAATTGTCAGTGTTAATGGTGTTATACAGAAACCTAATGCTGGTACTAGTGCTCCTACTGAAGGATTTGCACTTGTAGATTCTGATACAATTATATTCAGTAATGCTCCAGGTGCTGGTGCTAGTGTATTTGTAACTCTTATTGGCTCAGCTACCTCAGTCAATACACCTGCTACTAATAGTGTAGTAGAAGCAGCGATACAAACTAATGTAGTTAGTGAAGAGAAATTAAAGATATCTAATGCTCCTACAAACACACACGTATTAACAGCAGATGCTACTGTCAGTGGTGGCATGAAGTGGGCAGCAACTGCAAACGCTAGTCCTACTACAACTCGTGGAGATATTATCTACAGAGGTGCTAGTGCGGATGCAAGGCTCGCTAAAGGTACATCTGGTCAATATCTTAAGATAGGAGCCAACGACCCTGAATGGGCTGATGTTGTAGGTGCTGTAGCTGATGGATGTATATTCGAGAACGATCTAACAATATCTAATGATCATACTATTGCTTCTGGTAAAGGAGCACACAGTGTCGGACCTATAACGGTCAATGCC